GTTCCTTTGTGACTAGAAACTTTCCGTACGGCTTGACCTCAACATAGTAATGACCGTTAATAATGTCCTTCCTTGTGACTTTTCCAACCATAGTCACGCCCGCATTATCGACTTTATGTATAATAACCATTTCACGTTCTTCCAGTTTCATAATTTCTTGTTTGGATTGTTCGAGTTTAACAATAAGTATAATTATCACTCCAAGCAAGATGACTAACGGATTCAATACTTTTTTAAACCTTTCCATTTGCTTTCTCCTCTAGCCAATCAAAAATCATTTCAAACTGATTCATGACCAGTCTGTCATTGTTGTACTTCTTACTGATTTCCGCCATAGATACCACAACCCAGTTCCAGTATGCCTGCGTGTTGAACCCAACTTCTTGCATCTTCTGGTTACTGGCCCGCATCCAGTTTGGGACTTCTACTTCAAAGAATTCTATGTAGTTAATTTTCATAGTCGTTCCACCTTAACATAAATACCAACAGTATCAGCCCAGAATTTTTCAGTGATTTCACTAGCCACACGACTATCATTTACAAAGTATCCGCTATTCTCCATGCAGTCTTTGAAAAGCTTAATAATGCCATCTGTATCTGGTTTAGTATGTTTGTACTGTCCATCGTGTGCCCCTTTTATTCTTGGGAACAACCATTTTGTAGTAAGTCGCAATGGACCATCTAATGGCTCTGGTGGTTTGTGACGTTGCAACATATCCATAAACATAGCTCTAGCTTCTTTCAGTTCTTCCGGTTCGTAGGACTGTGGCTTACCATTTTTGACCGTCCACTTTTTCTGTTGGTGTGTCACGGTAGGTATTTTTTTCATTGGCAGGAAAAATTCAAGCACCATATTTATTTTACCTTTCCATATTTTTTTATTTTCGCGGCTAAGTCCATGTCAGGGGACATGGTTACAGGGTTACATGGGGGAGTCTTAGGACCCCCATGTTCCTGTTCATGTACCCATGGACCATTAGGGACATTTCCTAAATTCTCTCTCTGAATAGAGAGAGAATTCTGTCCCTCAGTTTGTCCCTCGGACATTTTCGATTATTTATCGAGTTTGTCCCTTTTTTGTCCCTAATTTTAGACAGGGACATTCTCGAATGTTTTGTCCGTGTCCCTAATTTTAGACAGGGACATTCTCGAATAAGTCATTCGAGGACGTCCTCGATAAATTTTTGTCCTTGTCCGTGTCCCTCTATCATTTTATTTATGTATTTTCCGAATTATCCACAGGGTAAACTTCCCCTTTTTTAACTTCAAAATTTCCATTTTCTTTTATCCATCTGCGGATAGTTTTCTCACTAACTGGCTTGTCAGATTCGCTGAAATATTCAACTAACGAATCAAGTGTTACTGGCTCGATGCCGTCGTTCAAAGTGTTAATCGCCGTTTCAACTTGTTCTGACTTATTTACTTTAGGCTTAGCTTTTTTCTTATCGAAGTTTTTCTTCCACGGGGAATTTTTGGAGTTGATATCATCCAACTGGATATCCGACAGCACGCCTGATGTATCTACGTAATGCACTGGATAGCTAAACCACATATTGACTGGCTTAAACTTGGCAAACTCCCGCAGTGTACCTTCCACACGCCAAGCAGTAGAAATTTCAACAGCGTGCATAACCTTGGCAATCTCATCAGTATAGACCTTGCGGACTAGCACATCTCTTATGGCCTTCTCGAAGTGATCACGCATCTGTACCCTGCTCTCTAAATCGTCCAAGCTGACATACTGTCTATAGTAGTCTAAGGCACGTTCTTTCAGAGCTCTTTGATAGATAGCACAGGTAGCTTTGTCAGATCTCATCTTAATCAAGTCATCGTTTAACTCTAGCTCTATCAAGTCAATCAAAGCATCTGGATCACGGGCAAATACTCCTGAACCACTTGCACGGTCCATGGACTTCTTGCCACCTTGACTGCCTTTTGAGTGGTGGTGGCAGTAGATAACGCTACAGCCTAGTTCCGTTGCTACCTTGTCAAATTGATTGGTAAAGTGTGCCATTTGGTCTGCACTGTTTTCGTCACCCGTCAAAACCTTATAGATAGGGTCAATGATGACTGCGATGTAGTCCTTTTTCAAAGCCCTACGGATGAGCTTTGGTGCTAGTTTGTCCATTGGAACGGTCTTACCACGTAAGTTCCAGATGTCAATGTTTTGGATATTGTTAGCTGGCACACCCATAGCCGTATAGACATCCTTAAAACGATGCAAGGCTGACGGTCTATCCAGCTCCAGATTGACATAGAGGACCTTGCCTTTGGTACATTCCCAGTCCAGCCACTTGATACCCTCTGCAATAGCAATTGAGAGCTCAATCAAGGCAAACGACTTCCCAGCCTTAGACGGACCTGCCATGAGTAACTTGTGCCCCTGTCTGAGCACGCCTTTGATGAGTTCTGGTGCCAAGGCTGGCATATCATCCCAAGATGCTGCAAGCCCTTCTGGATCTGGCAGGTCATCGTTTAAATCCTCAATCCATTGATACCATTCTTCGTAGTTGGTCTTGCCAATATTGGTATCAATCAAAAACTGCTTCTTACCGTTTCGCATGATACCAGGCATCCGAGATAATCGGCTAGGGTTACGGTTCTGGGTATCAATGTCCAGCCCGTTCTTCTTGCAGATTTGATAGATATAATCTACACGCTTGCGGTATTCTTGGTAATCTCTGGCATCTACCTTGACGATAGCGTGCAGGGATTTCTTCCCGCTATGGACCAAGGCAGCAATTGGCAGTTCTAACTCCTTAAATAGAGCGTACTGCTTGCCCAATTCCATACTGTCAGATTCGACCAAGGCATAGCGGAAGTCAGTCACATTGTCATTCTTAACGCCTTTCCCATCCAATGGGTTGAAACGAATCCATGCCCCAGCTTCTTCCTTGTAGTCACCAAAGACCGCACCGATGTCACCGTTACAGGCTTGTAAGAGTTGAATCAACTCTCCAGCCGTTCTATCAAATGCACCTTGTGTAGGTTTGTATATCGGCCCATTATCAGAATCTATTTGATAGGTCTGTGTGACATAGCCAACGTTATCCGTGCTATTGAAGATTGTTTCCAAGTAAGTAATCAATTCCTGGACTGGTGCCCAGTTCGAAGGTTCACGAATCTCTTTTGATTCTACCCAGTTCTTATCGACAATCTTATAATCACGGTCGATTGTGTCATTCCACCCCAATTCATGGGCATCATCGGTCATTTTAAATTCAGACACCCAACCATTATCTTTGGCCATTTGGGTGATAGTTGCCCCAGTTACTGCGCCAAGACTACCACCTTGGAATGTATCCCATTTTTTGAAACACTCCCCTCGCTTATATCTAACTGGGTCTTTTTGCGACCACACATCCCAATCCATTGCAGTATAGCCCTCTTGTTTGAGAGCCATCCCTACATTAACCCAATCCTGATAGGACAGGGTTGCTGGGTTAATGTAATCAAGCAATGGGATGAGGTCAAATTCTCTTTCTGTCATTTACTCTCCTATCCTGGTTGATATTCTCGCGGACTGACACCAGCCGGGCATCTCCATCCAGCTGCTGCTATCCGGTCAATCATGGACCGAGCTTGGTCGAATTGCCACATACCGACATTTCTGAAACCATAGCGTTCCAGTAGTCTGATTTGCTTCGGTGTAGTCAATCCTTCATCGCGACGTTTAGCTATTCGGTCAAGTAATTTAGCTGCTTTGCCAGCATTCCCTATCTCATCTGTAAAGATGCCAAATTTTTCCAAAGCTTGCTTCTGCTTGTCGGAAACAGGAGACTGCTCCCAACCAAATTCCGGTACATAGTCCACCAAATCTTCCGCATGGATTGACATCTCAAATTGCAACGGATCTACTAGCTTACGCTTGCGTTTTCTCATCTCCTCCAGCTGTTTAGCGAGTGCTTCTTCACGCTTAGCGTAAACATCTTCTGCAGATTTGACTTCCAGCTCCTCGATGTCAAAGAGGGCTCCAGCTTCCTCTTCCATATTCTCGACCATCTTCTTGGCTACTTCTTCTGTGCCTGCGATAAGATGAGCAGGGCGACAGAGCTCGTGCCTCTCTGTGTGCCACAAAAAGTCAAGCAATAATAGATTTTCTTTCCCTGGGAATAATCGAGTGCCACGCCCTACCATTTGGCTATACAAAGCCCGTACTTTGGTCGGCCTAAGAACCACTACGCAATCAACTGACGGACAATCCCAGCCTTCTGTTAGAAGCATAGAATTACACAGTACGTTGTACTTATCCTTGTCAAAGTCTTCCAAGACTTCTGCGCGGTCCTTAGATTCTCCGTTGACTTCAGCAGCTCGAAAACCTTTGGCATTTAAGATGTCACGAAACTTTTGCGATGTCTTAACCAAAGGCAGAAATACTACAGTCTTACGGTCCGCACATTGCTTGACCATTTCGTCAGCTATCTGCTCAAGGTATGGATCAAGTGCAGTCCCAAGGTCGCTCGCCTTGAAATCTCCCGACTGCATAGACACGCTCGATAGGTCCAAAGTCAAGGGAATCGTCACGGCAGTAATCTTGGATAGATAGCCGGATTTGATAGCCTGCACCAAGGAATACTCATAAGCCAGACTATCGAAATACTGCCCTAGATTTCGCTTGTCGCCTAGGTCTGGTGTAGCAGTCACGCCAAGGACATTGCTGTCGTCAAAGTGTTGTAAGACACGTTGATAGCCGTCTGAGATAGCGTGGTGAGCCTCGTCAATGATGATAGTGTCAAAATAATTCGGTGGAAATTGACTCAACCGCTTCTCACGTTGTAGGGTCTGTACTGACCCGACCACAACCCGAAACCATGAGCCTATAGAGGTACTTTCTGCTTTTTCTAAGGCTGTGACCAGCCCAGTAGCAGTCATTAATTTATCAGAGGCTTGTTCCAGCAATTCTGACCTATGAGCAAGGACGAGCACACGCTCGCCCAATCGCACACGGTCTTCAATGATTTTGGAAAAGACAATCGTTTTGCCACATCCTGTTGGCAAGACCAATAATGTCCGCTTGCGACCTGACTGCCATTCCTGCTGGACTGCACCACGAGCCTCCTCTTGATAATCTCGTAGTTGCATCTATACCTCCTAAAATCCTGTAAAGCCACCTTGAGCTGGTTGTGTCGGCTGTGTTGGTTGTTGATATTGTGCCTGCGGTTGTTGATAAGTAGGCTGTTGTGGCTGAGCAACATTCAATACCTTAGACCAATCAACATCATCTGCATAGATCATAGACTTGATATTGTCAAATTCCTGGTCGGCATATTTACCAGTACCTTTGCGTTTGTTAACGCTACAAACACCTTTAGCGCCAATAACGTTCCAGTTCATGCGCAATGGCTCGCCATGTTTCTTCTGGCCAATCGCCCCAAAGAAAGCTGATAACATCCCTTCTGTTGATGTATGAAGGAATAGATTGTGTTTCAATTGGGCCGTACCTTCAGCAGTTTCAATTTCAATGGATACGACTGCTTTATTACATGCAGGTAGCTTCCCTGGATTTTGAGGATTAGGCGTGTGTCGTGTTCGTTCGATACCTGTCACTGTAAATTGATAGTCACCTGGAGTAAGTGAGATAAATCCACCGCCGTCATTAACGATTTCATCTTCCCACCCAAGTTCACGTTCTGGTTGATTGTATTGTTGTGTCATTTTTTATTCTCCTTTTATTTCAATGTTTAATTTGCTAATTATTTCTAAGACCCAAAACGGTCTGAATCTAGTTACCTTCAACTGTAAAGGGCATCTCTGGATTAGTCCGGACCTTAGTGTTGATAACGTTTAACACCTTATCCCAGACAGTAACCATGTATTCCCAGTAGCCTGCATCAATCGCCTCAACCTGTGTTCCCAGCGGATAGATACCATTGACATAGGTAGCCTGCAAGACCTCGTCTTGCGTCACTTGGCTAGCTGTCATCAAATCACGCAGACTTTGTGGAATCATCGGACTGAAGTCCGATGTCGGTGCTGGCCGAGTTTGTGCAGGTACCGCTTCTTGGACCTGTTCTTGTACTGCGTGTGCAGGTTCATGAACGGGTTGTTCTTGAACTGATGTTGGTTGTACTTGCGTTTGTGTCGAAAAGATGTGCGCAATACCAGCAAAGTCCATAGGCAGTTCTTCTGGTAAGTTATGACGGTTCTTGGCATCCCAACTCGGTGAATGAGTGGTTTGCATGACACGTTGACCACCCTGTGCCTTCTGCTTCTTGGTCTTGTCATCAGTTACGATGAATGTTTTGTAGTTGAGGAATAAGACCATATCAGCCCATTCCTTGACCTTGGCAGATACGTTGGTTTCTGTCTTCTTGTTGCTCAATTTAAGCTCGTAACGGTCATAGCTACCTAATTCATCTGGCTTGGTAAATTTCTTTACTTGGGCATGAGCAGTCAGCACCACGTTGATACCGAGCTCGACAAGCTCCTGCAGTCTGTCCAATAGCCGTCCAATCTCTTCGATGAGATAAGTGTAACCACTGCCCCAGTTAAAGTCTTCGATACCACTCTTGTTGTGTTGGGCACATATGTATTGCAAGGCCAAAGCCTCTGCCCAGTCGATTGTGTCAATGACCAAAGTCTGGCAGATTGTCGGATTAGCCTTGACAAATGCGATGTGATTCATGAGCATGGTCCAGCTTGTTGGCTTGTCAGCCCGTGCCACATCCATGTTATCCGTAGAGCCTTCCGTGTCAATAAAGAGCGGATCGGGAAATTGAGCTGCCAGACTAGACTTGCCAATCCCCTCTGGACCATAGATGACAACACGTTGGGCCCGTGCCCGTTTACCTTTTGCAATTTGCATTAGTTCTCCTCACTTTCAATCAATTCGATTGCTTCGTTAATCAATTCTTGGACGTCCCAAGTTACTATTCTGCCTTTATATGTAATCACGGGTACGCACCCAGAAATAGAAATGTCAATTTTTTCTCCATTTTCCGGATGTTCTGCAGTAGCTCGATGCATTCGCATAACGAAAGTATTTTTTTTCAATAGTTTTGCTGTTGACATTTAAGTTTTTCCTCCCTAAAATCCTCCTTCCCAAGCTGGCTTAGCTTGGACTTGTTGATATTGTTCATTTTCGACCGAGTACCCGTCGTCAATTATTATCGAACACTCATCCCCAGTCGATACTCGTGTCGCAATGGCTTGCAAACCCTCACGTTTCAGCCATTCGCCAAACTCCTTCAGCGTGACCTGGTCCATCTGCTCCAACTTGTCGATGAGCACAAAGCCGCATTCTGGCTTGAGTTTGCGGACAATAGCAGTCGCTACTTGTAGTTGCTGGCTACCACTCATGTTGTCCCAGCGTTGACCAAGATAGAGCAATTCACCGTCTTCAACTGACAGACCTTCCAACGGCAAGTCAGCGTTGGTCAGTAGGTCACGTTTTTGCTTGCGAACATCTTCGATTTCAACTGATAAGGCATTGTACTGCTGACGAATTTCTTTAGCATCTTCCTCAGCTTTTTCTTTGTCCAGATTAGCTCGAACCTTTCGGTTAATATCATCAATCTGCTGGATATTCGCTTCGATTTCAGCAGTCGATTCATCGTGTAGCTCCATCGCATCCTTTTGCGCGATAGCCAAGTCCTGCTTGAACTTATCACGTTCATCAATCGCCTTGGCTAGCTCTTCTTGCAGTCGTGACACATTCGCTTCTGCATTACTGTACTGCATCTGGATCGTGTCTACATTTTGACGCTTCCGAGCATTCTCACCATTCTTGGCTAAGATTGCTTGTTGTTGCTGGATAAGCTCTGAAATGCTGACTAACTCTTTAGGAGCATCTGGATAGTATTCTTGCTCCTTGGCAAATTTCTCCTTCTGATCAGCAATCACACCGATAGCATGACGGTTGTTGTAGAGCTCATTCTCTTTCAACTCCAACTCCGCCAGTCGGTTGCCAACACCGATAATCTGCAAAAGCGTATCTGCCTTTTCTTTTGGTGTGCTTTCCATAAACTTGGGCAAATTGATAGCGAGCTCTTCCACAAAGCTATCCAGCAACTGCTGACCGCCTTTCTGGCCATTAGGGTCAATAACCTTCAGACTGGCATTCTTCCCCTTGCGCTCAACAATCAAGCCGTTAGACATCACGATTTTAAGTGTTGGTGGAACTTGTGAGCCTTCTCTCTGCGCTTGGCTAGGCTTGTACTTATTGCCACCAAGAGCCCAAGCGATTGCATCTAGCACACTTGTTTTTCCTTGATTATTGTTACCACCCACGATGGTCAGACCTGTTGCAGACGGCTCGATTTTAACCGCCTTGATACGCTTGACATTTTCGATTTCAAGCCTATTGATTGTCACTGTCATAATTTCCTCCAATAATTAATCGACTTTCTTTGACAACTTTTTCTGTGCTGACAATTTCGGCATGATTCAACGCATAAAGCAACAATGATGTTGATACTGTTGCGATAGTCAAATCACATTCGTTGGCAATTTCTACGATTTGATCATAGGCTTCCTTGCTACAACGTACATGATGATAGGTTGTCTTAGTTTCTTTTTTTACTTCCATTTTCATACCTTTCAATTATTCTTCTCAACATAGCATTCTCATCCCTTAACCGCTGATTTTTGATGCGATATTCGTGCCGTTGTTCAGCGATGTCACGAACCATATCATGCAATAGTTGGTTTTCCTGCTCTAGAGTGTAAAGCGGACGTGGAATAGCAGGTTTTTGTTTTAAAAATTTAGGCATCCATTCTTGCATGTCTTTTCTCCTCCTTGTCCACCTGTTGGCGCTCTGTGTTAAGCACACTTTGTTTAAAACATTCGTCACGGTACGCCATACCGTGCCGAAACTGGATAATCTGTTCCGTCTCACGTAGTAAAACTTGCACACGCTTTTTGTGTTCCAATTCTCTCTTGCGTTGTTTGATAATACCTACTACTAAAACTGGTACTGCAAAAACTACTGCTGTAAATATTGCTTCTGTCATAAATTATTTCCTCGTTTCAGACCTTGTCCAGATTGGTCTTTTAGTCTTTTTCGCTAAGCCAAATTTTAATAGCTCTTTTCTTCCATTTTGTTCCCTCTTGTTCTTTAGGGAAATTCGGTAATTTTCTGTATTTATCAAAGACGGTCCCGTCTACCTTTAGAAATCTGATGCAATCCTTTCGGTTCATCATTTCTGGCAAACCATCGTCGTTGTCCTTTTCTAGTAAAATCTCGTTTACAACGTCTCTTATTATCGATTTTATCCAGTCGGACAAATCAACAACAAACTTGTCCATAATAGGCCTCCTGTGTTATAATTTAAGTGTAATTTTTTAGTAAGCCACTGTTCCCGCAGTGGTTTTTTTGCGTATCAGGCATAACCTGAGGTTTTTGCAAATATATGCCATATCCCACGTTTGGTATGTCCGCAATCGTAAATAGTACCAGACAAACCATTAGTGACAACGACATATAAAATATCGCTTGGCGGGATATCGTCTTTATACTTATCGTACAAATCAGATAGTCTGACAAAGTCGCATTCCGTCAGTATATCTAGTTCTGTCATCTTTCCAAAGATAATATTGCCACTAAACACAGTCACGATTTCTCCGAAAATTTTGGTATTCCCGTCGACCACACTTCCTAAAACAACTGGATTGTATCCGCATGGAATCCCTCGCAAGTTTTCATCCATCCCCTACTCCTTTCTAAGCTACTTTCCAAATTTGACAAAATGAAGTGAGTTCGCTTTCTGGAATTTTAATGCTCCAGCTATTGCCATAAATTCCATCTGCCTCATATCCACAAGATTTCAGATACTCAATAGCTTCATCTTTTGTTGCAAACGATTCTGCCTTGAGGTCTGTTTCTCCTACCGGACAAAAATCGGTACCAATCATCCCAAAACTCTCACTCTGGGTATCGGCATTGGTAACGTGAATTGATACGACATACATTTTGTAAATTCCTTTCTAGTTTGTTAGTTGGTGGTTTTATAAACCTACCGAATCTTAAAATCTTCAATCACACGAGCAATAAAACGATTTGCTTGTGGGTTTTTTAGTTTACCGTTCAAGATATTTGTGACATCCTGACGTACCATTCCATATTGGACAGCAAGTGTTGTCATAGTGATATTGTTCTCATCTAGGTAGTCCAATATTTTTTGGCGTCCACTATTTGTATTTGGCATGATTTTTCCTCGCTTTCTATATAAATGTAAGCGAAAGAGTTAGAAAAAATTATATATTTAATCAATAATAAGAAAGAGTAACATATGGATAATGAAATTCAGCTCGACATTCCACTTACGCATGTAGGGAATGTTTTTGGACAGCTCGATAAAAACGTAAAAATAATTGAAGAGAGACTAAATGTTGTAATAACTCAACGAGGGGATTCTATAAAAATATCCGGAAGTGATAATAACGCAACTGTAGCCGAAAAAGTAATTGATGAACTCTTAAAATTAAGCATTCGTGGTAATGAAATAACAGAGCAGAATGTTCAATACGCTTTATCTATTAATGCAAATGAATTGGAACAACACAAGCTATTAAGTATTGATGATTATATTATTTGCAGGACTTATTTAGGCAAGCCTATAAAGCCTAAAACTATTGGTCAAAAAAATTATGTTGATTCTATTAGAGATGAAATGATCGTGTTTGGATCAGGGCCTGCCGGAACCGGAAAAACTTATCTTGCAATGGCAATGGCTGTTGACTCATTTCAAAAAGAAGAAGTTCAAAAAATAATTTTAACAAGGCCTGCAATTGAGGCTGGGGAGAAATTAGGTTTTTTGCCTGGGGATCTTC